TAGACAGGCAGGTGTCAGCAGTACCATCTTAATCAAGAAGAAAGATGGTACTAATGGCCCCGACTGGGGGGCCAACCAGGGGGTCCACGGGGACCCCCTTTACATTTAAGGAGAAATCTGCATGCGCAGGAGAAACATCAGTGGCAAACGCCACGGAAGGAAGTTCGGCAAACTTCGAAACAAAACACGGAGGATCAATGAGGGCGCGCAGGTGATGCGCGGCGGGTTCAGGTTCTAAGGTGCCTTGCGAGGCACCAATAAGGGCCTACCAGAAAGGCGAGGGCGGACCCCTCGCCTTTCATTTGCCCAATACAAACAGAGAAGCAGCAACCTGGAGGGCGCTAGATATACCCTGCGGAATCTGCATTTTATGCAGGCAGGAACAAGCAAGACAGTGGGCAGTAAGGATAAGCCACGAAGCACAAATGCATGAGGAATCGTGCTTTATCACACTGACCTATGACGAGAAGAACCTACCCGAGTGGGGAGGGCTCGAATATGACCACCTGGTCAAGTTCTGGAAAAAAATGCGCAAACAACTTGGGAGGAAATTGCGCTACTTCGCCGTCGGAGAATATGGAGATGCGAGCCTTCGCCCGCACTATCACGCGTGCGTTTTCGGCCACGCATTCAAGGAAGGCAGCACAATTGTGCAAGATCGCCCTCAGCTGTGGGTCAGTCCCGTCCTGGCTGGACTTTGGGGACATGGACAACACCGAATAGGAGCGCTGACGTTCGAAACAGCGCAGTACACAGCAAGCTACGTATTGAAGAAGATGCAGAAAAAGCAGCAATACGTCCGCGTCGACGAGGAGAGTGGGGAATTAATCCCACTCGAACAACCTCGGTCATTCATGTCGAAGAACCTCGGCAAAGAGTGGTGGCGCCTGTACGGACGCCACGTATCCGCACACGACCTGGTGGTCATCAATGGACGGATACAAAAGCCACCGAAGGCTTACGACAGGTGGCTGGAGAAGGAACGCCCCGACTTCATAGTCGCCCCTGGCGGGGTCACCTGGCGCGGTGGGGAACAAGGCAAGAGAAGACTAAAGGAAATAAAAGAAAGGAGGGAGAAACAGTCAACGACCTCTACACCGCAAGAAGGGCGCGCACGCGCGGAAAACACGCGCGCGCGAATAAGGAGTAAGAGCCGGAAGGTTTGAGCGAGCTAGCCCTAACGGGCTCGCTCAAACCGTAAGGAGAGGTTTACCACAAGGTCTACACAAGTTGTCCCCGCAAAGCCGGGAACAACATGTGCATACCATGTGGAAAACCAGAATTATACAGAAACGAAAAAATGCGTCAAGGCATAAGGAGATAACGAAATGTTCAGAAACAAAACAGCACGGCAGCACAATTTCGCGACTGTCCCGAAAGCGGACATTCCGAGATCGAAATTCCTGATGAGGCAAACGCGCAAGATGGCGTTCAACGCCTCAGAGCTCGTTCCAATCATGGTGGAAGAGGTGCTGCCGGGAGATACGTGGCAACACAAGGAAACAATCATGGCGCGCCTCGCGACGCCAATAGCACCAGTCGTGGACGACCTGGACCTGGAAACTTGGTACTTCTTCGTACCAAACCGAATACTGGATGAAGGATGGGAGGACCTCATCACAGGAGAAAACACGGCACTAGTCGTGCCGACAATCACACCAGTTGCTGCAGGAGCGGAGAACGTACTCAACAGCGTGTTCGACCACATGGGGATTCCCCCGATGGTCAGCAGCAACGTTCCCGAATACAACGCGTATCCCATCTGGGGATACTTCAAAATCTACAACGAATGGTTCAGGGACCAAAACCTGCAGCTGGAGTGGGGAGGCATGGACTGGGTAGGGCGAGACAACAGCAGCGCCATCACAAACACCGCCATCACCTGGACGCAAGCATGCCTGCGCGTAAACAAGAGACACGACTACTTCACAAGCTCGTTGCCCTGGCCGCAAAAGGGAACTGCAGTGAGCATCAGCCTCGGAACCTCGGCACCGCTCTACACGACAGGCACCGACAGCGGAAGTATCGGATTCAACAGTGCAGTGCCGGACAACGGAAACCGACGCCTGGTCACAAGCGCAGGCAGCGGAGTACTAAGCTATTGGGGCGCCGCCTCAGCAGGAGATGCAAACGTCTTCGCAGACCTCACAGGAGTGACAGCAGTCACAATCAACGCCCTGAGGACGGCCGCCATCACACAGAAAATACTCGAGATGGACGCAAGAGGAGGAAGCAGATATGTGGAGCAATTGCTCAATGCTTTTGGCGTACGCAGTCCTGACTATAGGATGCAGCGTCCAGAGTACCTGGGGGGATCGAAGCTCCCCATCACCGTCAACCCAATCGCACAGACAGCGGCTTATACAGCGGAGCCAGGAGCAGTGGAATCTGCAGTGGGAAATCTCGGTGCTGAAATGCATGCGTCAGGAAGCAAGCGAAGCTTTACCTACGCTGCAACCGAGCACGGATACATCATCGGACTTGCAGCAGCACGGGCAACACCAACCTATCAACAGGGAATAAGGAAGCACTGGCTCCGAAGAACCAGGTTGGACTTCTGGCGGCCGCAGTTCGACGGCCTGGGAGAACAAACAGTCACCACGCAAGAAATATTCCAAACAACAACGGGCACCTACGCCAACAGCGTGTGGGGATACCAGGAGAGAGCCGCGGAGTACCGTTATACCCCGAACGAAATCACGGGAGTCCTGAGAAGCACAGCACCACAACCGCTGGACTGGTGGCATTACGCGGAAGAGTTCGCGACGGAACCGGCGCTCAATAGTGCATTCATCATCGACAAGACGCAGGAGACGCTAGCCAGGTCACTGGCCACAGCACCGAGCGAACAATGGAGCGCGCAGATCATCATGGACGTATTGCACGAGAGCAACGTAGCAAGGCTGATGCCGGCATATGGAGTGCCGGGCATCGACAGATTCTGATGGGACCGGCAATAGCAAGCGCCCTAATCGGCGCCGGGAGCGATCTACTGGGCGGCATATTCGGACACAGCGCCCAGTCGAAAGCGAATAAAACAAACATCCGACTCCAGAAGGAGCAGCAGGAATGGGAAAAAGAGATGAGCAGCACCGCCTACCAAAGAGCAACGGCGGACCTGAAGGGAGCGGGTCTGAACCCGATGCTGGCCTACTCACAAGGTGGAGCGAGCACACCCAACGTTTCAGCCGCAACCGTGCAGCCAGAGGACGCCATAGCGCGAAGCGTGAGCAGCGCTGGAAGTAAAGCGGCCAACAGCCTGGCGCTCGAACGCATGGCGATCGACAACGACATACAGCGCCAGAAGCGGCTGCAGGAAGAGATCAACACCGACAACATGCAGGAGAAATACAGCGCTGGAAACTACGTCGGCGAGGAGCTAGAGCAGATGCGCTCCAAGACCGGCCAGGCGGTGAGCGATGCCCGCATCCGCGAGATCGAAAAGGAAATCGCCGAAGCAACGAAGGAGGCCAACGTCAGCACTGCACAAGCGAGAGCACGCCTGGCTGACAGAGAAGTCAGCTTCAAAGAGCTCCAGATCATGCTCGGGGACCTGGACCTACCAGAAAAGCGAGCAATGGCGAAATGGTACGAGACAGTAGGAGCGGGAAGCCCCGCAGCAAAAGCAATCATGTCCGTGGGCCAATGGCTCAAACTCATACTGGGGAAATAACATGGAAACATTCAGCTACTACCGCCGCAACAAAGAGCGGGCGAAATACTATGAAACGATGCCGAGCCTGACCGATCAAAGCCAGGCAGATGACACGGACATCAATCTCATCATGAAGAGGGCCGAAGCCGGACAAATGGTCAGAGGAGCGGCAGGAGAGCCGCAATACGGGGACTTCAGTGAAGTGCCCCAAGACCTCAAGACGGCCATCGAGAAGGCGCGCCAGGTGAAGGAGATCCGCGCCAAGCTCCCGCCGGCGCTCCGGGAAATACCAATCGAAGAACTCCTCACCTACAGCAGAGAGGAATTGAAGGCTATAGTCGACCCGGAACCGAAACCGAAAATTGAGGAGGAAAAGAAATGAAAATCTACGCATTACGCGATAGACTCATCGACTATTTTCTGGTGCCTTTCGTGGCACCGGGAGATAACGAAGTCAAAGCTGCCCTGGCGCAGCGGATCAACACAACCACAGGAGGAATCGAAGATGCGCTCATCCAAGCGCCACACCACTTCGAGCTCTGGGAGCTCGGGGAAGTCCACCAAGACGGCCACATCGAAGCGAAGCAATCGCTCGTCTGCGACTGCAGTAGCCTCATTCGAAGAGGTGTTCGGCGAGACGAAGATAGAATCGCCGCTGCTCACACGTCTGAAGGCCCAACTGACGAGGTGTCGAGGCACAATGGCGGAGATCGAGGCCTCCCCAATACCTACCCTGCGGCTCTACAAGCTACGCCGCCGACAGGACCTCGTAAGGCTTCGTAGACACGAAGCCGATATCCTCGAAGCGATCGAGGCTATAAAAGACACTGCCTAGACAGGCAGGTGTCAGCAGTACCATCTTAATCAAGAAGAAAGATGGTACTAATGGCCCCGACTGGGGGGCCAACCAGGGGGTCCACGGGGACCCCCTTTACATTTAAGGAGAAATCTGC